TTCATTCTGAATCGGATGGTTTGTTAACGTCTCTCCATGACGCGCAATATCTGTTCTTAAAGTCAGGTTGCGATCCCGTGACCGGTGGTTTAACGTCCCACCAGACTGGTGTCGATTAGGAATCTCTTCCTTAATCAGCCATTTCCGACCGATCAAGATCCGCCACCACCGACGCGTTCCACTGAGTGGTGAGCTCAGCTCCATTGCGTATAGGGGACTTTCACCAACCTAGGGGTAGCAATTTCCGTTGCATTTTCTCAGATTGGACCCCAACCACCCGCGGTCTAGCTCGTGCTGATGTAAGCAGAGCACGCTGTGATCGTGCCAGACCCACCGTCAACCACGGTGAAAGTTTGGCCTGGATTCGTTACCGAAATCATATCGATACGAATGACTGTCGTAGTACCACTAGTCGAAGTCTGGATACCCGAAACCCCGGTTCCCGTTGGGGTCCCGAGGTTAACGGTTGTTCCAGTTGCGCTAGTGACAACTTGATACGTCCCAACTTTCAAGAAAGTGATGACCATACCAGTGGCGGTCACAGGCAAGTTGTTCGACACAGTAGCCGAGGTGCCGAAAACGCTCGTCTTCGAAACTGATCCGGCACCTGTTACGACCCCGCTTAAGACAGCGGCGGCCAACGTTTGCGGCACGAAGAACTCAACCTCGTATTCAACCCAGAGTTTCCCCCAGGACACGGCTGAGCCATCCGTGGTGCATACGAAGAGGTTACCCCCATCATACGTCTTGATGTCAAGATTGGCGCCAAGAGGCCCGGTTCTGACGTACTTCCGGTTTCCCGGTTCCATCATCGCCTGGGCATCAAGTGCACAACTGAACTCCTCGATCCAAGGAACTTCCTCAATCACATCTCTGTAAGAAGAAGCTTGCATCTCGGTCGTCGGAGCAGGATCCGAAGCATCATAGTCCGGAACCAAAAGGACTGAACCAGCCGTAGCGGTTCCAGTTCTCGTGTAGTAACAGAATTTGAGCTTGTGGAATTTGTACATCTCCCAGCCAGCGGCTTGCACCGATAGCCAGGGGAACGTTCCTGACATGCCAGGATTGATAGCATAAGTGTTGGCCACAGTGAACGTGGACGATCCAACCACGTTGCCAACAAACTCGCGATGCGCGATGCGCGTCGAGCGAGCAGTTCTTTGCAAGATCCTGGGCTCCCCAGTGCGCATACCTTTAGAGTACGCGCTTGCCGCAGCTACCGATGAGATCGGTCGGCTAACGGCTGCCTTTACAGGCCCCAAGCCCCTTGAGGTGGGCTTCTTGCCAGCTTTCGCTGCTGGTGCGGCGGCTCTCGAACGACGCACGCGTCGTCTCGGAGCTGCTTGTTGTGAGGGCATTTTATTAATTCTTCGTTTAATGACTAAGAATTAGGTCCCCCCGACTCGGACCTAAGAACGTCTTGCCCCCTCGTCACTCCTGCAGCCACACGCGTCTGCAGAATTCGAGGAGTTCGTCTTTGCGCGGGTGAGCGCGCATCTCATACTCGAATTGCTTCAGCAGTAACTGGTCGGGAGGATGACCGAGGAGCCGGTAAAGCGATTTAGCCCAACCTTGAGGAACCGCCGGACCGGCTCTCAAGAAGTGAGTGGAGCAAAACTCATACTCCACATCCGCGGGCAAATCGGGGATCTCGA